AAAATACTCTGGCGTATATTTTATTTTTTAAAAAATTCTACAGATTTATTGTAACTACAAAAGTTCCGACCTCCACCATTTTTTTTGAGTCCGGTACTTTTGGAGATTCTAAAATAAAATACTCTGGTGTATATTTTATTTTTTAAAAAATTCTACAGATTTATTGTAACTACAAAAGTTCCGACCTCCTCCATTTTTTTTGAGTCCGGTACTTTTGGAGATTCTAAAATAAAATACTCTGGTGTATATTTTATTTTTTAAAAAATTCTACAGATTTATTGTATCTCCAAAAGTTCCGACCTCCTCCATTTTTTTGAGTCCGGTACTTTTGGAGATTCTAAAATAAAATACTCTGGCGTATATTTTATTTTTTAAAAAATTCTACAGATTTATTGTAACTACAAAAGTTCCGACCTCCACCATTTTTTTTGAGTCCGGTACTTTTGGAGATTCTAAAATAAAATACTCTGGCGTATATTTTATTTTTTACACCTTTGAACATTTAAAACGCCGACTTTTGCTAAAATTATTTAGATTTTTTTTCACAAAAATTGTTAAAAATAAAAATTATATAAAAGTTTATCAATGTGTATATGAAGTATATAAAAGATATTGTCTTATAATAAAAATGGATTATTATAAGATGAGTAGGTATATCCTACTTGGAATTGATATCTAAATCCAGTCCATCCTCGGGGGCATGTAATCGTATATTACTCTTTTTCTTAACAGGACCGCTATATAAGATCCTTTGTCAACTTACAGGGAGGTTGTTTATAATCTTCTACAATGTTGATTTCTTTGAGAAATATATAACCTATTAGGGGTTATATATGCTTTATAATCTATTATTGGTTGGTAATATTCATAGTTATGCTTTGGCGGTGATCTTGGTCTTGATCATCATGGCGTTCAGCTCTTGAATGACCAATTTGCTTACATAAGGAAGCTTTATGTCCACCACCTGATCCGTTTCGCATGCCTGACACTCTTGCTTGTTAGTAGCAAAATTGCCACATTGTTCACAGATAGTAATCGTATATTTATCAGACTGTTCGTACAACCGCTCCTGAAGGAACTTGGATGCTCCGTGTCCAATCATACAATCTCGTTCCATCTCTCCGAACCTCAGACCACCATCGCGGCTGCGACCTTCCAAAGGCTGGCGTGTAAGCGTTGTAACTGGACCAGTCGCTCGTGCATGCACCTTGTCTGAGACCAAGTGTTTAAGACGCTGGTAGTATACTGGTCCGATAAAGAACTTTCCCATTGTCTCTCCAGTCATACCGTTGTACAACATCTCATTACCACACCTCTGATAGCCGTTCATACCGAGTCGGTCGCAAAGCTGTTCGGCAATAGTTGTCCCTTTGGACTCGTCACCAGTGCTAGAGACTGTGAAAGGAGTGGCGTCACCATAAGTTCCTTCGATAGCACATGATTTTCCCAACACCGACTCCATTAATTGATTGATAGTCATTCTACTAGGTATACAGTGAGGGTTGATGATTATATCAGGTGTGATACCCTCACACGTCCAGGGCATATCTTCTTGTCTGTACACCATACCAACAGTACCCTTCTGCGCTGCACGCGATGCAAACTTGTCTCCCACCTCCGGAACACGCAGCTTGCGAATGACCACCTTGACCAACTTATAACCATTGGGTGTGATCGATGTGAAGATGCGATCGATGTATCCTTCTTCTCCCTTCTTTATCACCACCGAACATTCAGTCAACTCCTCAGTACCGTCCTTATCAGACCGAATTACGAGTTTACCGATGATGGCATCGCCCTTTTGTACATACACAGCACCACCACCGTGCTTCTTACCATTCTTGTCAGTCCAGATCGGGTGTCGTCTGCGAATAATCCCGTTGGCGTCCAAAAGTCCATAGTTGGTATCGTGCTTGCGCTTGTCCAAAGGTGGTACACATATTTTCTCTGTGTTATATCCTTCCTTCTTCTCTTCATCACTATGTGTTTTGTAGGTAGTGGCCCAGAACAGACCGCGCTGCACGGCACTGTAGTTGATAATAACTGAATCCTCCTGATTAAACCCCGTATAACAAGCAATGGCTACAATGGCGTTGATACCGGATGGCATATCATGGAAACCCATCATCTCTCCACCACGAGTTCCTACCAATGGCCGTTGAGGACTACCCAGAACATGGACTACCGTATCTGTACGAATCAAATGGCTAAGACAAAATATACTCATCGCCTGTTTACCCATTGCAGACTGGTAAGTGTTGCGCGGAGATTGTGAGTGATCTGGAAAAGGAATGATACTGGCCATCACACCCAACATCATTGCTGCCGCAATCTCACAATAGTCGTTCCTATACTTTCCTAGATCATTCTGGTGAAAAGCGATCACAGCGTTGTTGGCTTCCATACTGTCAATATATGTGATCACACCCTTCTCTACCAGCTCGTCCCAGTTGGTGCCGTCTTCTTTTGTTCCCACTAGATGATTATCTTCCACTGTAAAAACAGGTCGTAGAAGTCGCCCTTCATCAGAGCAGATGTGCAGTTCCTCGTCCACATCATCATACGAAACCGACACGTCCCACGGCATCATGTTCACCTTTCTCAGCTGCTTCAGTTCATTCACCAACTCGTGAGGATCTTCTGACACACCAAGAAAGATACCGTTCAGAAACACCTTGGCCTCTTCGTTAGGTCCGTCAAAGTCTCTGATCAAAGTAATGTTCTCACACAGTTCTACTACTTCCTTGACCAAAACCGTCGGGGTACGCTCGGAGATACGTGTAAGCAAAGACAGATTCAGTACAATACCGACCGGTGCACCTTCTGGTGTCTCTACCGGACAAATAAACATAATCTGTGAAGGATTGATTTGTCGAATGGCCGCGTTCTTAGACTCCTTACCGACTGGAATGGAAAGTCGTCGCAAACTTGATACCGTTGCACCGTAAGACAATCTGGATAAAATCTGCGCCACGCCCTGCTTTACATAGCTGTTCTTAGGCACTCCCCAATTACCGGTACCAAAGCAGTGTCGAAAACCCTTAGTGATGTCTGTCAAACGCGGAATGATAGACATTGCGTCTGGTAACTGCTTCTTCTTTTCGATCTGGTCAACAATAGAACGAAGATACTTCTTGAACAGCTGTCTAAATAGGTCGTAGCAAAGGGTACCGGGTGAATCTACCCGTTTGTTAATGTAGTTGTCCCTGTCATCCGGTTTACGCAGACCCACGTGAGTAGCCAACAGCTTGTGCACCATATGTCCCAAAATGTAGGCACGTTCGCGTGTAGTGGATGACACACCCATGTGAGGAAAGATCTCGTTTTGCACCACCTGTTCAGCATATGATCTACTCTCCGTCTCCTTGAGAGGATTGGTAGCACGTGCACCAATATACTTAAGAGCGTTTGCCTTCGTGGTCTTTGTTTTCCACTCCTCTTGCTCCTCTTCGTTCAGTTTATACCACAGTGTGTCCAAAGCGTTCTGAACTTGATCCTTACCCTTCTTCGGGTCAATATCAAGGTCTTTGGCACAGAAGGCATACATGTCTTCGCAAAACTGTACAAACCCACTCTCAGTCTCTTCTACAAAGTAGGAGTCGTTCACAATTAGCCGAATATACTTGTCAACCTTATCGCACTCCAGACCAATCAAATCAGCAATTTGATCGGCCTGATAACCTAGCGCCTTGAACACAACACCAATAGGAATATCTTCCTTGATGTACGGTAGAGAAAATACCAATGTGCGATCATCCGTACCAATCTTGACCTGAATCTGTACCGAATGTCCGGTCTCCTCGGACATACTGCGCATTTCAGCTACGTACTGGAACTTATCTTTCTGCTCGAACACCAAGGGCACGTTGTACACGCCGCGCAGTTGTGAAACCAAAACACGTTCCTTACCTTTGACCAAGAAGTAGCCACCCTCGTCGTACTCACACTCACCAGCTTGGATTCTCTCGGGTGGTGTCATATCTGTTAAATAACACCTACTGCTACGTAGCATTATGGGAATGCGTCCCAGTACCACCCTCAAATACTGACTGACTTCCGGATCTCGCCCTTCGACCTCTAGTGTCTCTATGACATTAGCGTAGATGGGTGAATCATAGGTCAAATCTCTCTGTCGCGCCTCACTGGGGTAAAAGCTGTGTAGCTCTCTGTTCTCCTCGATCACAGTCGGAGTAGGAATGTAAATGTCACTAAAAGACAATTTGTAACTAGTGAACTTGTCAGAATCTGTTTTGGGTGTAATAACTATGTCGGGTTCCTCGGTGACAATCCTTGGGATACCAATATTCAGAAAGTGATTAAATGACTCAATCTGGTGCTGTACGAACCCCCTTCTCTTGAAGTGGTCGCCTAAAATATTCCATGTGTGTTGTTCTGACATCATTTCTTAACCTGGTTTTCCAATTTGCACACAATTTTCAATTTGAATTTATATCACTAACAGTCCTAAATGTATAACTATGAGTACCGATAATTTACCTCAAATATACACAGACGGTTCATGTCTAAAGAATCCAGGAGGTGCTGGAGGGTGGGCGTGTCTAGTGCTAGAAAATGGTGAGATGTGGTCGGTAGTTGGTTCTGACCCAAGTACCACAAACAACCGTATGGAATTACAGGCTATCATTCAAGCACTGAAGTTTGCACAGGGTAACGAATATGTCATATACACGGATAGTAAGTGGGCTCTGAAGTGTGCTACGGGAGAATGGCGCCGCAAAGCCAATCTTGACCTCTGGAAAGATTATGAAATTTCTCTACGAGGTCGCAAAATACATTACGTCTGGGTGCGCGGACATAATGGAGACGAATACAACGAGATCGTTGATGATTTAGCTAGAGCGGAAGCAAAAAGTGTGAAAAAATAAAAATAAAAATCTTGACCACTAATAAAAATGTCTCGTCAACATGTTGAAAGAAATGGCTCCCTTGTAGGTGGGTCATCTTGCTCATATGCTACATTGTCTCATTACAACAATGGTAGCAAGGGAATGCAACCCCCCGTTCCACAGGGAACAGTTTCTGGAACGTACATCGTGCCTTCATACGGCGCTCCTGGCTACGGAACCTTGATGCATGACGCAGCTCCTGGCTGCGCCGGTTACTTCGACATCGGAGATGCTTACAAGAGCAGGGGTGGAAATTGCAACCAGCAGTATGTGCGCAAGCTCTGCCAGTAAGCAAATTGTCTAAAATTGTAATACTATTAACTAGTATTACAAATTATTATATCTATAACTTCGAACATGTGGGTTGTAACGTACATGATGGCGGTCGTAACGGTGTCCTTGGTATTTCATACTGTCATTGGAGTCCGGTTCGTTACGTATCCGCATTTTTCCAACCATTTTTAATGGAAAACGACCAACATTACGTAATAAGGTATATTTTTCCGTGATTCTGATCACGATGGTTATTCCAATAATGGCGACAAGCAATATTAACGCCACGCAAAAGAATCCGGACAATAGTCTCATTTAACGTTTGACAAGATAAATATAAAATGTGTGACTGTGATTGGTATGACAGGCTTGAGATCCTTCCAATTATGTGTATCGCCAAGAATAACTCCAAGAATAATGAAAAATGGTGGTATGGACGCTTTAGTGATCTTATTATGAACACAGCCGGTTTCTACCTGTTATCATGGATAGCATGATTTTCGCGTAGGAATCATAATATTAGTTCTTCCAACTTTTTTCGACTTTCTTCATGAAGATACACAGGGAAATCAATATTGAAGTGGACAATAATATCTCTGGTAGTAATCAGACCTTTGCCGGGTATAATATATGGATCGTATGGGTTGAGCACTGAACCTGTAGTATTTAGTTCAATTATTTCACCATTAGGGTGTTTCAGCTTTTCTTGATATCCTAACAAAGCCTGACGTAGTGTGATCTTTCTCCTGATACAAAGATTAGCGCTTTCTGTTTGCCAATCCGAGTGTGGATCTATAATGATATGAATAATGAAATCACCTGGGTCTTTGTCAAAGTATTGGTTACCTTCATTTGGAAACTTGTGATGGTGATCTGAATCTATTCCTGACTGTATAGGTACCTCAAAAATCTTATTTTCCTTTTTGATCCCGTTGATACATTCCTCACAGCCTTCAAAGACTTTTCCATTTCCTCTACATTTTGTACAAGAATGTTGTATCTGTTGTATCATACCAGGACCCAATTGGTTCATCTGTAACACCACACCTCTTCCATCACAAACAGTGCATTTTTCCGAGGTAATAGCACAATCACATACTCTGTCCCTTTCTACACGTAATTTGATGGTCTCTTTCGTACAGAGTTTCTCTAATGATACGTGTAGATCGTAAACAAGTGTTGCTGTCTTTCTATTTGTTGGTGCCTGGAAAGGATTAAACATGTCCCAGAACTTTTGTATGTTCACTTGCCCCAAGTCTTGATTGTCCTTTCCGAACTGATCGTATTTCTGGCGTTTACTTGGGTCGGATAGCACTTCATAAGCTTCGGATAATTTCTTGAATTCTTCTTCCGAACCTCCCTTATCAGGATGAGCTTCTAACGCATTCAAACGATAAGCTTTCTTGATTTCTCTCCCAGTAGAGGTAGGGGAAACTCCCAGCCTATCATAGTACTCTGTATCTTTCACCATTTTCTGATATTCTCCCTTTTCTTTAAGCAATTAGGAAAGAACAAGAAAATCCTGTTCCCTCGTTCTTGAATACTCAAGCAAGAATCTGCCTGCTGTAGGAATCTGCCTGCTGTAGGAATCTGCCTGCTGTAGGAATCTGCCTGCTGTAGGAATCTGCCTGCTGTAGGAATCTACCTGCTGTAGGAACCTGATACTTTTAAATCATCTGGTGATATGGAGGTAATTGGAGAGGCTCTATTTGTGATCCTCAGAATTTTAAAAATAAAATATACGAAAAGTATTTTATTTTTAAAAATTTTCTGAAAAGAATTTACCGGTCTCCGTTTTTGGAAGAATGAATCTTTCACGATTTGCTTGTTTTCATTATTCTTCGAGTTGGTGAAAATCACTGCTTTCATAATAGATTCTGTACTCGACATTTTCTACAGCAGGCAGATTTTTATGATCCGCAACACGATATGTCGTGTTTATGCAAGCTCCTAGTTACTTTCCTAGTTACTTTCCTCGTTTATTCTGTTCCTAAAAAAGTTCTGTGGAACTTTCTGCTCCACGAAAAGTTTCAAAACGACAATCAGTATTCTTCTGGATTGCTTTTCTTATCACTGCTAGTATTAGAAACCTAGTAGAAACCTAGTAGAAACCTAGTAGAAACCTAGTAGAAACCTAGTAGAAACCTAGTAGAAACCTAGTAGAAACCTAGTAGAAACCTAGTAGAAACCTAGTAGAAACCTAGTAGAATCCTGGTAGAAAGAAACCTAGTAAAATCTAAAACCAAATTTCTGTCCAGATTTACCACTGCGTAAGCGGAAAATGAAGAATAGAGCAATGATAATCACTATAGCGATTATAGCAACCAGTAACCACACGGGAAACTTACCACTTGTTTTGTCAACAGTTCCGTCGTAATGTTCGATAGGTTTATCTTTTTCTCTGAAGTACATTTATATTACGTCAAGATTATAGTTCGGAAAATACAAAAAAATTCTTCAAAATGGCGTCAATCAAATAGTGTTAATTTTCAGTTAACGCATATTTCTGTTAGTTTGATAAAGTTTTTGAGAATAGCATCCATCATGACAATATTATCAAAGACTAAGACATCTACTTTTAGAGCCAGGTTTTCGTGCTTTGCTTTGACCATCAGAATGTTACGGATAATCTCTTGTTTTACTGTATTGATTCTATACAGCTCTGTCTCGTATTTAGAAACTTGATGTGTCCTTTCAATGTCAGTATGTAATCCTTTCAAACTGGCTTCGCGATCATATTTCTCCTCTATCTCCATCAATTTCTCGATATTTCTCTTCTCTGATTGACCAAGATTGGCTAGCAATACTTCCAGATGTCTTAAATAGACCGCGTATTGTGTTTTCTTCTTCAATACAACATCGGAAAATGCCGTAAGATTGTTTTTCTGTTCTAGTATTTTCTGTAGATTACGAACATGTTTACCCCGATTCTTATCTAAAACATTATAAACACCTTCACGTACGGTCTTAATGTCAATTGCTACCGAATCGATCTTCTCATACAATGTTTCCAGATCCAAACTAACCATTAACTTCATTTCTGGTGGACCTCGTAGATTACGTATAACAAAACCTTCGAAAGTATCGTCACGGCGAATACAACAAATGTAATCCCTGAACATAATACAAAGCTTGTACTTTATGCTTTGTACACAGAACTTCAGTCTGCGTAACTGACGAAAAACTTCTCGAAGTTTTAATGTATCATCCTTGCTGATATCCTTTAGAGATAAAGGATGATTGTAGTTCTCTTCTAAATGACCTTCCATATCGTCGTGGTGTGTGTCGGAACCGAGATCGATATCTAGTTTGTCGTATTGTTTCTCCAGATCAAAGTTATCTGGTTCTCCAGCATAATCACCCAGTATGTTACCGTCTTCAGTGATATCAATATACCTAGCTTTGTAAACTTCATTTCCGCCCGGTACTTTGATATCATACTTGCTGGGTATATAGAGCATAAAGCTATCTGCATTTGCAATACTCAGCACCTCTATGTAAACACATAGACCATGTATGGAGAAGAATTTCTTAGGTAATAAACCCTTACCGGTTAGGATTTTTTCTAACTTTTTAAGAGAAAGAGGCATTTATATTCATAGTTATTGGCTTAAAACCATATTAATACTTATGTAAAATGTCGGTACAATATACCCAACCTATGTCACATTCTCCAGTAGGAGCCATATCTCCAGTAGGAGCCATATCTCCAGTAGGAGCCATATCTCCAGTAGGAGACCCTATTGCGCAATTACCCATTGATCAGAACCCACCTAGTAATACAGAGATACAAATAATCGACACATTGTTCACGAAACATCGTGGTACGATGGACGTAATCGCTGAAGAGTCTAAGGATGCTTTTATTGTAACCATATTGGTTATAGTGTTCTCGTTGTCCCAGGTAGATGCCTTCGTTATGAAGTTTCTACCTATTACAGATAAATCTCCATACATTCTAGTCTTAGTTAAGGGAATAGTTGCAGCAGCACTTTACTGGTTAGTGAAGCACTTCTATCTTTCTAGGAAGTCTTCTTAAATACTTTGACAAAAATAATAATACAGACAACAGCAGTTAGAATCACCGTAGCAATCAACAGCTTCTTAACGACCAGCTTTTGTTTCGGTATTTCACCATCGCCACTTGCCTCCTCGGTTATAAAGCTTGGTTTCCATAAAAACAGAATAATCATAATACCCAACGGTATTGACCCATAATAAGCCAGTGGGGAGTTGAAGTTTATCTTCGACATAAATCCTCTTCCACTGGTATTACCGGAGTTACTTACGGTAGTGGTAGACGTAAACTTATTAACTTGATCACTCAGTTTCTGCAAGGTTTCTTCGAATTCACTATCTTCCATTTTATACTGAGGCTACAAATACTTTTAGACAACATTTAAAAAATATGAAAATGAAGATAATTCATTATGAATTGTAATATGTGTTTTTTTGATTAGAAATAAATTTAACAGACGATAATATGTCCAAGCTGTATCCTTTACCTAGAATATAACTTGTATCAGAACTATTTATAATATCGCCGCCCTGTGTATAAATTTTTATATCAATATTATTAGCATTTGTTGTAGTTTTGTTGAATATTTTTATTTCCGAGTTTTTACGATCTTTTATCAATGGTAGGAAAACAGCTACATAACCCATATTTTCATTATTTAATTCAACATTATCAGAATTAAGGTTACCGTCTATTTCAATTATACTACTAAAATTATTTATATAAGGGTCTGCTTCTATACTACTCCGTCTGTATACTCTTTTAATAATATGTGAAATACCCTGATCCGGGGTATTATTTAATACTATTTTTTTAGGTAAAATTTCTTTTATAATATAGAATTCTTCATTTCCCAATCCAATTATATCTCCTGTTAATAACTGACTGGTGTCACCTTCGGATACTTCTAATTCACTACTATTTTTTTCAATAGTTACTTTAATATCACTTATGTCTTGAGAAATGTTGGTATAGTTTATTATTTGTATTTCTTCGTTTTTTTTTAGGTTCTCGTATTCTCTCAAACTGTCTAGAATACTCCTACGATAAATTTTAAAATTTGGGGGTGATGACATCTTTAATTTAAATAGTTATTTTTTTTAAATATATTTATAAATATACGAGATATTAAAGGACCGAGAGGTGATAAAGGAGAAACTGGAATGAAGGAAGATACAGAACCGACAGGAGATACATGGATACACAGAACCGACAGGAGATACATGGATACACAGAACCGTCAGGAGATACATGGATACACAGAACCGACAGGAGATTCATGGAACTTCTATTGAAACACAATATTTAAGAAAGTTGATTAAAAGAAATAAGATTCTTTAAATAAATAATGTCTTATTTAAAGAATCTTATAATCAAAAATGAATTATTATTGACAGATAAAAAGGATAGAATTCCTTTGGCAAGATATACACAACAAAAATTCAGTAATGATGAATATTACCAATCTTTGTTTAAAGGTGATTTACTTGTCCATAATAATCTATTTTCCGATAATTTAATATTAGACAACGATAAAGGTAATATAATTTTCATTGATAAGTTCAGGTATGAATTTAAAATTACGGAAATTACGGAAATTACGGAAAATTACAAATTACAAATCCTTATAGATATTTATCCGAATACATATCTGAAAGATGGATGTATTATTTACATCAATGACACAAATTGTGATAGTTGTATTCACGGTTTGTATAAATATAATTCTATAGAAGATCCAGAAACAAACACAACAACACACTTTTTAACTGGATATGAAGATAGTAATAATTATTTGAAAAAAATAATCCCACGACTTGATTATCGGGATTATAAAAATTTTAAAGCAAATATTGTTACCATTACAACATTAACCATTAATAATGGAGAAATATCCATCACTACTGAAAATGACACTCCGAATATAAATATAAACTCGTCTCAAAATTCATATATAGATTTAGATTTAGATTTATCGGGTAATAATGAGTTGTTAAAAAAATACGCAATTATAAATATAACAAATAAAGAGGAAGTACAAGTACAAAATGCAAATAGTATAAATACATACGCAAACCCTGAAAACGGAACTTCGCATAAAATAATTAATTCGTCCGGATATACATTAACCATAAAAGATACAAACAACAATGAAATTATACAACTCGAAAACGAACATCATACAGAAATATTTTATGTAAATGGATGGAGAGTTGGAATATAATCACGTGTTTTCACTTTTCGTATTTATATAAATAGATATATTACCTCTACAAACAGGGCAATTATTGTTATACTTTATCCAGTCGTTCATACACTCTTCGTGTAAAATATGTGAACAACGTAATCGTATTATTTTTTCACCTTTTTCTAGTTTTTCCAAACATATATGACAATCTATTTTTTCGTTGTTTTGAAACATTATACCAGTAAATATATCTTTATTATTAGTTATAGATACAAGCGAATTGGGATTTTCATTTATAAAACTAAAATCAATATTTTCCAAAGTCATGAGTGAAATTAAAACATCAGTTGGTACTTTTACAGTGTCAATGTTATTTACGGTTAATATAGATTTCATTCTCTCTAGATCACTGTGATTATTAATTATTATTTTACTCATTTATTTATTATTAAATTGTTTTACAAATAAATTTAATAATATTTCGTTATTAAAATATAATAGTTTTCGATTGTATGTAGTATGAATGTTTTCATCCTCTCTGGGTATGAAACCTAAATTACTAAAGACTACCCTGACGGAATAAATCCATATCACCGGGAGTAGCTTATTTACACATTGTACCATTTATCCTTTCCTCTAGTGAATATCATAGAACTATAAACGTCTGCTGAACCCTCACCATTATACATATCACCCTTAACTGTGATTGGCGAACTATGGCTGTTAATCACCTTGTATTCAGAACCTTTCGGTGCATTGGAAGGTAGCACAAGCCCTCCGTCGGTGTTTGAGAACGCACCGGTAACCTGAGTCACATTGGCGACAATATCGACATCGGCACCACCCCCAGGAACCTCTTTATATGTATGCTGAACATCACCTTTAATTAGGTCTGTGTAAGATGAACCCGTGCCTACCGAGGCGCCGGGCACGTCACCAATAACGAATTCACTGCGGTTGCTACCATATGCGAATTTAACCGTCTTGTGGTCGGCACAGAACATAAGGTGACCTACGGAAACCAATGAAGCCCTGACTTCGGCGAGGTCGTCGGCCGATATGTCCGGCACATTCACGTCGGCACGGTTTAGGAACGCAATGGGATCGTCTTCCTCACCAGGGCGTTCTAATCTGTAAGCCTTGGCATTATTATCGGCAAATTCTATGGCATGAATGCCGTTTAGATGAGCATTATCACCTTTGAACCCAGTCACTTGAACAAGGGCTCCAAGGTCTATGTTATCTGAGGTCAATGCAACACCATCATCAGCTAAAAATACAAAAGTGGCAACACCCGAACTAGGGTATCTAACCTTATAAGTTTTTGAAACATTGCAATTGGTAACAATACCGGCGTCCGTCTCACCCACTACAGTCTTGTCAGCGTTCAAGTAAATATGGTTATCACCAATATTCACCTCTTTGCTTTCAACAGTAGTCATTGAACCATTCACGATGATATCACCATCCACCGTAAGAGAACCACCCACCCGAGCCTCCCCAGTGGTCTGGAGAGTTGCGGATGACACCTTGGTGCCTACTGTAATCCCACCGGTGGGAACTGACAAACTTGAGGCGGTAATGCCAGCTAAGTCGGAGTTACCAGTTACCTTCATGCTTACAGCCTCCAAAGGTTGTTTGAAATGAGATTTCATATCACAAACCAATCCGTATTGTCCGGCTACACCTATCTTATTATGGTCCAGAATGAACTTTATGTTAGCCGGGTCATCATTATCGAAATATTTAACCACCCCGTGGAGTTCGGCATCTCCCTCGGCTTTGAAAGTGCCAGTTTGTTCAACAGTCATATTGGTTGCGACTGTAAGAGGGGCACCTTCAACACGCATACCGGCTTTTGCTGTAGCCAACCCACCAAAATCAGCAGTACCAGAGGTTGTTAGAGTCGCAGTATGTATCAAGCCAGATGATGATACAGAGTCGACTATACATTCTCCTGCCGTGAGTTTCTTAAGAGTAGTGTCACCCACAACATTCAGTTTCTGTTTGAGGTTAGCATTCAAGTCAAGGTCAAAGGCATCTGCTTCAGAAGATTCAGGATTGATAGTCAGTTTTACATCATCACCACCATTTTGCACTCTGAAGATGGACTTAACATCAACATCACCAGTGGCGGTTAATTTGGCATCATCGCCGAGCAAAACGGTGCCATTAAAAGTAGAGGCAAGGCTAGTCACAAGAGTACCAGCGGCACCTTCCTCACCGTCAAGTTTGAATTTATCAGCACCGAGAGAAAAATGCTTGTCGGTATTAAGTTCGCCATGGGCGGTGAGTATCTTGTTAACATTTAAGTTCAAAAGAGTAGTCATCGTTATTTTTTTATTATCATAAAGATAATAAAAAAATAAAAATTATTCATTATCATTATCATTATCATTATCATTATCATTATCATTGTTATTGTTATTGTTATTGTTATTGTTATTATCATTTGTGTAATCTTTTTGTTCAAACGATTGAATTCTTTTATTTAAAAATTTAATTTCTTCTTGTAATTTTACAACTTTGTTTGAATTTTCCAAATCTTTCTTTTCGAGTTGGTGTGTAAGTTCTGTTTGTAGTTTATCGAGTTTAATTTGTACTTCATTCTTCACTTTTTCATTAAAACTTTCTTCGTTTTTAACGGAACGTTCAAGTAGTTCTTTATATTCTTCTTCCGCAATACATTTCATATTTAATTCGGTGGCGATTTCAGTGAAAATTCTGTATTTATACAAAACAACCTGATGATCAAGTTCCTGTTTTTTCATATCCAACCATGTATCAAACAGTGGTTGTACTTGTTTATCAAAATATTTACCTGACATTTTTTTATAAAAATACTAGTCTTTAAATATATTTATATGAATAGTTAAAAAGTGTATTAGTGTTGTATATTCTAATATAATATACAACGGTAATTATACTTGACGAGCCGGATAAGCTATTTGGTTACAAAATAGTACATATATTCAAATCCTTTTTATGAGTTGGTTTACTCGTCGTCCTCTTCCTCAAGGAGCTCCCCTTCATACTCATCTTCCTCGTCCGTTGCTGTCTCCTCAATGTCTTCCTCCTCAAATACTTCCTCCTCTTCCATAATTGGCTTTGCCTGGAGTTCGCCAAGGATCTGTTCAATATCTGCAGCCTGTATATTAGTCTCGGCGATAGCCTCGGCGACGGACTTCTTGATACTTTTGGCTCCTTTTGCCACAAGGGTTTTCTTGGCACTTTTGTATCCTTTTGCCGCAAGGGTTTTCTTGGTTGATAGATTCTTCAAACTCTTAGGCACAGCAGTAATATTGCGAGCAGCTTTGTTAGCCACCTCGACCTCCTCGGGTTCCTCGGGTTCTTCTTCTTCGTTCTCGGGTTCTTCTTCTTCGTTCTCGGGTTCTTCTTCTTCGTTCTCGGGTTCTTCTTCTTCGTTCTCGGGTTCTTCTTCGTTCTCGGGTTCTTCTTCTTCTTCGTTCTCGGGTTCTTCTTCGTTCTCGGGTTCCTCAAATTTGAAGCCTCGTGACTTGCATACCTCAATGTCCTCTTCAGTAAGATCCCGAAGCTCGTCGTCCACGCACTTGCCGATCACAACGCGATCCTTAGGAGATCGGAATACCATCTGTGTCTCCGAATGCCAGAGCTTTCCAAGCACCTTGTGTGTACGAAGCACATTGTTAATGATCTTTTTTGCTGGAGACTTCCTGATTTTCGCTGAACCGGTGATCGACTTCTTTGAAATAGGAAGTACCTTCTTTTGCTTTGGTTCAGTACCCTCGTACTTCTTATGACGAGAGCAGTAAGTAGAACCATTCTTTGGCTTGCTACCACACATGTTACCCTCATTCTGACCCTTAGTGTATACGTACGGGCAACCTTCCCCACTTGCAGTTGAAGAACCGCCTTCGGACTTGGTTGCACTAGGTTTCTTTTCACTAGGTTTCTTTTCACTAGGTTTCTTTTCACTAGGTTTCTTTGTAAGCTTGCATGCACTGACCTTACACGCCATCGTTTTCTTCGCGTCATAAGAATACCATAGTTCCATCAACTCTTTGGTATCCATATCATACTTTTCAGAAACTAGTTGTACAAATCCAGTGACGGCTTCCTGAATGTTATTCTCTATTTCTTTGATAAGACTGTTCATGATTCCTAATTAAGTTCAGAATCTTTTCAAATCTTTTCAATTTTCTTTTTATCCACTTTAAGTTGGTTAGATATTTACCAACCAAATATTCTTCCCCAAAATCCTTTGTTTTCCGGAATGTAGGAGAAGAATGGTTGTGGAAAACCTTTCATGTTGATACAATTTCTACCCTGTTCATTTTTACTATCCACCGTAGCCACTGTTGTAATGCAATAAAATACAAAGATCATCGACTCTTATGATGTGAACCGAATGCTCTGTTTTAATGGTTGAATACAAGGGTAACAGACATACTATATAATGCAGTATTAGATCTTCTTCTTATCTCCACGACCACAACCCTTGTCTTCAACCAATAGTTTTTTATCCTCAAACCAATCATGTATGAATTTACAGATTTGAGGTTTCTTCAGTGTACCCCAGAAGAGTACACGGCGAATCTCATCGGTACTCATCTCCTTCTTTTTCTTGGCTGCTAGAATATCCTTCATATGATTCTTCTTGGCTAAATCCTTCCAAAGATTACCGAGTTTATTTTTGACACCACTCCACTTCTTCTGCACATCCCGAATCATATCTGCATCACTAGGTAACGGTATATTCAAAGTATTGATAGCTAAGTCTGCTAACTCAGTCTTAGTCAGCGTATTACATACCTTGCCGGAAGTACGTTTGTGTTTCTTTACCGTGATAGGTTGCGAGACATCACGAATGCAAAACTGTTTAGTTTCAGGGTTATATTGACCATAATATCCATACTCATTCTGCTCCAACCCAATTTGAATCTGTTTGCGATGTTCCTCCACTTTTTCTACATAATCTTCTGTACAATTCTGCCAATTATCATCCTTTAAGCAGCGCATGATCTCTTGTTCATCGTAAAGCAACCAAGATACCCAAATATTGTCTATCTCTGTATAAGAATTCTCAAAGTATTCCATTATAAGCGCGCGTGCATTGGTATTATGAGTCACTCCTTGTTTTATAGCACTAATACTGCCTTCAATAAAGATCTCCTGTACTTCTAAAGGCAACCGTATCATCATCTTACGTACATCTTCAATATTACTTACTCTATAGGACTCACTAACAATTTCTGGAAGAGATTTGTAATACAAAGGTTGAACCACGTTGGCAAAAGTAGTAGGCTTCTTGACATGAGGAAATTCCGTGTAATAATCGGAAGAAAATCTTCCACTCACTGACAAGCTGTCTACCAGAAAGAAGATATTGTTCTCTTCTTTTATATAGGAGGGAAAACCGTATTTGTTAGTGATTTGCACGCTTTCATTGATTATTGTTCGCAAAGCAGTAATTAGTTCAAACCCTGAATATTCCGGGAAATGATTTGTAATACTGTGTAGATCCATTCGGAAGTTATCGCGAAACAGAAGCACCAACTCGTTCATAATTTTACGTACGTTAGGGTGCGAGTAATAAATCTGGTACGTAGAATAGTCCAGATCTGTGTTAGAGATATCGGCATCTATCATATCGGCTGGAATACCATCGCAAACGTAATCACATTCCATGTAATCGCATTCTCGTTCATCTTCACGGCCAGTAACATGATTACGATCATAAGTCAACGCGCAATCCCATGCTGCTTCTTTCATTAAACGCTCAACTCTCTTGATAGAGAGGTCTTTGGTCTCAGAAATCTCATACATATCCAAATCTATACTATTATAATCTCCAATCGGTATTGATACGCGTTGATAAATGGACACTACAGGTGTAAGTCCGGATTCGATTAGCATACGGTGAGATCCTAGACGATAACCACGGGCGATAGCTTGAGCTGTTTCGCTGTAATTGAACCAGGGGGTGTGAATCTCTTCTACCTGTACATTCTGTAGTGAGAAACCCTCTGCTATCTTACGAGAACCCATAATCACCCCAATAATCTTACCGTGCATATTATCCGGTTGGTTAAAACGCTTGATCAGCCCACGCACCTGCTTGTTTGTAGATGTCAGATTAGTCAGAGAAGCATAGCGTGGTCGCTGAGAACCGGTCGGTTCCTTGCCGGAAGCTCTGTTGAAGCCAAATAACTCCAATATCGCACCAAACAAAATCAGACCAGAGCCTTGTACAAATTCATTGTAAACAAATACCGATTTACCCTCCTCTTGTGCTCTGAGAATGTTACGAATGGATGCTGCGTACTTGCCACTAAAACGCTCTATATTCTCTAACATCTTTTTGTGATCTCCATCGGTATTCTTAGTAATAGCATTGCGTAGCTCTGACTGTATAGTATAATTGTACATTTTCTTTTTCTTACCATCGTCGCCGATAACGGCGTTAGCTTTGGATATCTTTTGAATGTAATTGTTATATCCTGCTTCTCCGTAACTACCGTCGGGATAAACAAAAAGAGACGCTTGACGAGATTGAGAGTAAACTCCTTTCCTTTCGGCACGATCAGATTTGTAAGCTTCTTTGTACGATTGTGTCTGGAACTTACTCATGTAATCATGCACTACGTGTAAATGCTGTAGATCTCCATGATGATCTCCTTCAAAGACCTTTTTGACCTCTGATTGCATTGCTTTCAGATAAGAAATACGACCCTTGAACAATTCCTTCAGATCTTTGATCTTGCCTGGTTTTACAGTGTAGTATTCATCTGAACCGTCAAAATATTCTTTGATGAATACATCTCCTGTCGGAAGGTACGGATTAACTCCACGGAGCGGTAAAATGAGGTTCATTACAGAAGCCAACTCATCCACACTATCTTTCATAGGCGTACCGGACATAAGAAGAATCTTACAATTCTGTACTATATGCAGAAAGCGTAGAAACTGTTTGTAGATGTTCAATCCCTTTTCCTTAGCTTGTATACGCAAGTTATGTACCTCGTCTACAATGATAATATGATTATTGTATTTCTTCTGCAACTCGGTATCAGTAGTTCTACGGATCTCTTTAGCAAAAGTCTCAAATGTATTTAATTTGTAATATTCACGGATTACCTTCTTGGTACGATGTACTTTTTCAAGCTCAGTGAGTTCGTCATAATTCTCTGGAATATAGCGCCCATCTGTACATTTGAAGACAAGTTCGTTAATAAAGTTGTTGATTAAAGCATCACCTTTCGCTAGATACAAAGCTCCACGAAATCCTCCTTCGCCACGTATTTGCTCTATAGCTCCTATCGCAGAACAGGTCTTACCCGTTCCCATTTCATGTACAAGCATAAGCTCGTCATACAACGTATGAGAACCGAAAAATCGTGCGATAAGTTTCTGATGCTTCATCAAAGTACCTACATTCTTTGGGAAATCCTCGGTCTCTTCCAATCGCTCATCGTAAAACTCCTTTTTCTTGTAGATAACTTGATAAAAGTCTTCTTCATATGGATTGAATACTTCTCCCTTCAATTTCTTAATATTGGGATACTTGGGAAGAAAATTAATAATATCTCGCTCCATTTTCTTTTATGTCAATATTTATTCTAATAAGTAAGTTATTATACTATTTAGTATTACAACTTTATTCGTCATCCGGATCGGAAGAGGAATTACAATAAGAATCATCGTCCTCCGGATCGGAAGAATCATACACGGAAATATTACGATCTTCATCTTCACTCTCGTCTGTATCAGTAAATCGGTGTGGAGAAGGAGAACTGTTTCGGTACTCTCTTGGAAGATAAGGAACAAGTTCAGGATATTTCTCATGAACTTCTTCTGGTTTAACCAATAAATTGTACAGTTTCTGAATCAACGGATCGTCATGCGAAAATTCACGCTGGATCCGATTACCGGGTAATAGACGCCCCACAATCTCGTAATGGTTTCCACCAATCCAAAGCACGATAATCGATTTGCGACCAGTCAGATTCTCTGTGGTGGAAGAGTTGTTGTAGGGCATACGGTTCTTACCGTCCAGAAAGTAAATATCACGCTTGAATCGGTCAGAGATCAAACCGATAGTGTACGTATCCACTTCCTTAGCCACATTTTTCAGACCTTTAACGTAATCGTTGTACGCAACCTCTTCAGATTCTTTCAGAACTTCTGTCAGGAACTTACGTACAATACCACGAATATACTCCGCCTTCTCTTCTGGTATTCTCTTAATCTCCTCTTTCGCATCCAAATAGGCAATACTCTCCGCGATGATTGCGTCACAGCAGTCGGCGATCTTTCCGTCTTCCGATTTTCTGTAAGCCCGAGGAAGAATAGTTTGTTCAAATCCTTCTTGATTAGGAATCAATTCTGTCACTAGTCGATACATCTCGAGCTCATTGGCATTATTTCCTACTAGCTTTTTGATTACATTCTTAGTATCACTTCCACGAGCACGGCTGTCATTATCCAAAAAGCGATAAAAGTTAACTAGAATGTAATTAACTTTCTCTTGGAAGGGAATTTTGGCAATAAGTCCTCCACCCATACCTTCCCAGTTCTCTCGGTCAACTTTCCCGGACATACTAGCCCGTAGACGACGAACAAACTTCATGCGTTCACGCTTGTCCATTGAGACATATTCCTTTGAATATGCATACAGGAGAGAATGGAAGAAACAAGAGCCCTCGGCAATGGTTCCGGTACGAATAAGTACATCATCTCCTTCGATAGGTGACCAAAAAACTACCGTCTTGTTGACGGGTAGCATCTTTAATTTACCAAATTGTTTTGCCATTGCTAATTTTTCTTTAGCATAGACTGATTCTTTTTTAAATGTCCTTAATGTATCCAAAACAATGCTTTTTTCCAAGGGTTCGTTGATATATTCCCATGCTTGACGCGCAAACTTACTCGTACTAGTTTCATTCTGGTAGGACCGCATATAAGGCATCAAACCGTCACTTTGCCAGCGAAACTCAAATATTGTATTATTCAACGGTCCAATGAACTCTCTATCATCTTGGGACAACGGAATGTCCGGTCGGAATGGTAAGCTATCCGTTCCGACAAAAGGATCGTTGTTTACACCGGACAGAATGACAAATGTATTGAAACCACATTTACTACGTTCTTGTAGGGTAAATTTGATACCTACATTCTCCACTTCTTGATACAGAAATACTCTGTCGTTCATATAATTTGCACGCACAGGAGTAAAAATCACTCCTTCATACTCTTCTAACAGCTTTTCCATATTTTCAGCCAAATGTTGTCGGTAACATCGAACCATCTCGCAGAACGGAAAACGAATAGAGACCACGCGCAATGACTTCAGACGCTGTAAAAAGGACTTGCTTCGAATATCTTTACCGGAGAATATCGCTATGTCATAACCCACAAAAGACTTTTCATACCATTCTCCCATTACAATGGTTCCATGCAATGAGGTGGGGACAGAACGACCCACACGAAGAGTACTCCGTTTGGAAACTAGAAATGCACCTTTTTCGGACAAATATAGCATATACTTGGCTCCTCGACGCATGGGCATAAGCACATAATCTGACAACACCCCCAGTAGATTCTCGCTGAGGAATTTTAATCCCTGTGGTACCATCCATGGTGTATCCTGCTTTTGTTCGAACATACTGTTATAGGACTCGATTACTTCTTTTGTATCGTCTAATTCCTCTACTGGGGACTGAAACAATCCATACAGAAATTTTACCGGCTCAAATAACTGCTTCATGTTAAACGGCTTGTGTGTCAGCTCAATCTCAATCTGATATTCATGTTGAGAACATAACAGTATAATATCACACGTTTTGATGTGAAAAACTGTTACTGTGATCTCGTCCCCCGCGTGTTCTTCTACGGAAGCCAGAAGAACTCTGCGGTCTGTGACAAAGCCAATATCACATAACTCTTTGTATTGACGCCTTCCTACACGGGTTTTGGTTGTCGAGTACTTACCACTAAGGGCGTCTTTCACACACTGGTAGTCGAACCGATTGAGATAAGGTAGAAAACCTGTTCTCTTTGTCTTTCCAAAGAGAAAACGGTACTTTCCAGTATATTCCTGTTTGAGCAAGGACTTGAGTGTTGCAATAATATCTGCTCGTATTGTCAGCTTCATCTTCACAAAACTAGAAGAATCTTGACTCGGGATATCATTTTTATTCTTAGTTATAGATAAATGGAAAGTTCAGATATACCAAAGCCAAGGCTATATAAACATAAATGGTTGATCTGGACCGATACCGTGTTCGAATTCCTTAATATCTCAGACTGTAACGATACTATTAATGGAATCTGTCTATCAGGTAAAACTGTGGAGCAGTGTATCGATGAATGTCATTCAGGTTCTTCAGCCGGTTATCATATACAATTTCAAGATGGGAGTAGTATATGCGTTCCAATTATTACAGACATGCACCCAACGTTAAATCCAGTCCATCGTCTACGTAACCAAAGTATCTACAGTCCTGCTCTCGATCACGTAAAAGTGACAACGTTTGTGGACACCGACGTCTTTCCGTTTCCACCAGAAGAAGCAAACGTAGTGTTTTACGGTGATATTCTTGTTCTCAAAGACATTGAAAATGGATATACAATAGGTACCGAATATGCGGAGATCAAGGGACAAGGTAGAATATACATGGGAAAAGAAAAAGATGACAATATACAGATTTTACCCGCTCAGATATATGCTCCACAACTTCTAAAATACCAACCAGTACTTTACGGAGATACGATACATTTTTCCGTTCCTGGAACTTCTTTGATCGCCGGAGATTCTATGACTATTGAAAATGCGTTAATTTGGGAACTAAGTACAGGAGTATTCCACGGAGATGATATGGCGTTTCGTATTTTACCGATTTCAGGGAAGAAAAGGATCGGGAACGTTATTACTTACGATGACACTTTCATTGTTCAATACACAGATAGTTCTATCGTAGCAGTGAACCCTCAATATAATTATTTACAGTTAATGTACAATATTTCACCAGATTATCATCGCGAGTTCCAATTTATTTCTAAAATGACAGGATATTACTGTGATGGAACAAAATGCAAGTCCGTGCCTATTAAAGATATCAAGACAATTGGAGAAGCAGGAAGCTACAAAGGTGTAACAGTTGGAAGGAACAAAAAATGTTGGGGTACTTGCAACTATCGAATACCTGGTACTAATAGTATTTATCCTTATAGCACTTCTCAACATCGTTATCAATTGAGACATAATATCGTATATGTAATACTTGGTATGTCCTTTTTAGTCATACTGAGTATAATTATGGTACGTATATTCATACGAAAGAAGTGATCTACGGTATCTTCGGACGTTTCGATTGCTCTTCCATATTTTGAATGTGCATGTTCACAAACTTGTACAAAATATGACGTAGCTTGATAGGAAAATCAGTCAGAGACCATGTCAAGTTGTCTTTTACTTTGGAAGCTTCTTCTCTACTTCCACCGTATGGAAGATCGTCGGACCGCTCTTCTTCACAGTTCTTAATATTAAAGAACTGAATTAACGCGTATACAAGTTCACGACCATTCTGGTCGATCTTCTTGACTTTTTCAATAAATTCTTCTTTCTTGGCAACGGACAGATCTTTTTTGGGAAGATCTCTGGTCAAACTATCGTAAAGTGGAAAGCTCATCTTTGTTTTTAAAACTCTAATTCTTTTTAAAACTCAAATTCTTTTTTCTTTTTCTTTTTCGAGTCGGCAGCGACATTTCCACTGAGTTTTCTCACATACCGGATGGATCATTTGGATTATCCGGGTCATCCAGTATATTCTTGGCGACCTGTAATACCCATACCAGCTTGCGAAGGAAGATGTTGGCGTGGTCTAGAACTTTTAGACCCTGTATTCTCTTGTCCGTACGCATCATCAAAATCTAGATAAGAAACCTTATCGTCCGGTCCCTGTCCAATCAAGGGGTGTCCTATCGTGTAGGCTGGAATACCACGAGGATCTTCTTTGATTCTCTTATCGTCTTTAGCAAAGCTTTGATTAGCCTGAACCTTCTGGGATACCTCCACAATAAACCTACCGATCTCTCGAGGATCGTGGGGTCCGCGATAGCGCATATAAGGCTTACCATTGACATAAAGCACGATATATGGTACTTCCTTAATTGGTGCAATGGTCTGACGAGACTTTAAAATACACTGTTTGTTGTGACTCACATTGATCATACCAAATTGACAACCTCCTACCGATCCAGGAAGACGCTTGAAGATCGGAATCAAAGACTGACAATAACTACATTGTGTAGAGTAGAACAAGACAAGTGAAAATCCCTGTATATTTGTGCATAAGATAGGACCTTTAGAACCGCGTTGGATACCAAAGTCATCTGAAGTAAGGAAAAGTAGCCCGCTCATGTTTATTGTGGTCCCGCAATACATTTAAACCAAATTAAGAAAAACATTGCCCATAAAGAAAATGGTTAAAGTTATTAAGATATTCGACCCAAAAGAGAAACCTTTTGGTTGGCTAAGTAATAATTACAGACACTTTATGCGAATTGACGGTAAAGAGTGGCAGTATGTTACTAGTTATATTTATGCTAATATACTTAAGATTCCCATGTCTGTACAAATTATTCGTTTGACCAGAAATGTCAAGGATATTAAGAATGAATTTACACGTCTATACCAAGATGAAGTCGATAGTGTTACCAAGAAAGCTATGGAAACATCACTTAAGGTCAAATTCGAGAATAAGAAGCTATCTGAAATGCTAGTGTCTACTGGAGACGCTCCTATCTTTTATGTTAGTAATAATAAGCTTTTGGGTGTAGGTCCTAACAACGACGGACAAAATGTTTATGGTAAATACCTCATGCAAACTCGCCACCTTCTACGCGTTGCTTTCAAGTACAAGAAAGAGGAGATTGCCAAAGTGGAAAAAGATCAGCTTATTTTCGATGTATATCTGGCTCAAAAAGGTCTGGTCGAACAAATACGTGAAGGAAAGGACATTAAACAATTCTTGAATAAGACACCAGCGGAAATTGTAGATAATCTAGGTCGTGAAAAGCTCATGAATATCGCTCCGGAACGTGACTTTATTCTAGAAAACGTACACAAAGGTTACTTCAAGGATATAGTTCTTGCAATTGAATACCCAGAAAGTTTGGTGATAGAAATTCGGAGAAAGCATATGAAGGGCTTGCGCATTGTTAAGCTGAAAGAGCGCAAGGGTATTCTTTTTGATATGTACGCAGATTACTTATTGGAAAAACATTATCCAGATCTTGACGCTGATAAGTACTCCACTGCAAAGGAGCAACAATTCAAGAACATGGGATGGCAACAAAAGAATGATTTGGAGGATCGTCTGTACGAGCTTTTTCACGAAGGAATGCTTTCTAGCCGTTTGTCTGATGCGTTTGAGAATCGTATGGCAGACTTTCACATTCCTAGCGAGGAGGAAGTTATCGAAGCTGAAAATGTAGCTGTTAAGTATACTGATAAACCTGTCGTAGTGGAAGCACCGTATGTTCCAGCTAAAGGAGCTCCTATTCTGGTGTTTCCAGCAGATTCCTCTCAAGTGGAAGATAAGTTCAAACCTTATTTACAATTTTCACCTATTTCTTTTACTGGTATGCTTACCATTGAGGGACGTTCTTATCCTACCGTTACACATTTCATCATTGCTAGTCTCATAGCTTATCTACCTGGTATCGGAGGATTGCACCGCGCGTATCCGTATTTACTAGCAGATCCGAAGGCTCCAGTGGTGGGTCCTGCTAGTTTTCTTCACATGGATGTTGTACAATTAAAATACAATCAAATGCGTGATCGCAGTTACCACGATCAGCTTCGTAAGAACGCCATAACAGCTCTTAATACGAAGTTTGAAAATCGTGTTCTACAAGATATTCTGATGATGACTGGAGATGAGAAATTGGTCTGGAATGACTCTTCTGATCCTATTCTTGGCGTAGGACAGAAAGAATTCAAAGGAGGAAAGAACTTTGTCGGTGAATATCTAATGAAATTACGTACAAAGTTCACTGAAGAACGCAAGGGAGAAACAATGGAAAAGTTACATACCGGGCATATTACTCTCATTCTTAACGAAGACCCCTTTATGTATGAGTGGCTTTATATGCGTGTAGCTGATATGTGCAAAGTCCTGAGAATCATGAAAAATTATTTGTGGACTAAGAATATCGACAGCAAATATAACCCTGAGTTTATTACTGCAGTGATAGATAAGGTATATCAACCATGTTCTCATATTTTTGGCTCTGTGAATAAGATTACCGCCGAAGTACCGAGGTATTTCCGTTATATGGTACAAAAACAGTCTGGATTTTCTCAGATTGGTCACGAGTCCGTTGAGGTTATGTGGAAACGTGTGGCTGTTATGATGTATTATCTAATCAAACATATAGAACAATCGACTATTCAAAACCTACGAGCTGTGTTGGGACGTATAGAGCTTATGGTAACGAAAGGGGCACAATGTATTGATATAATACCGAATAATAGATACGATAACTGTATTGTCTCGGCATTGATTAATCTACTCAAGGGTATTGTGGAGTTCAACAAACAGACCGCTTATAACACAGAGATTACAGAAATAGATGTCAATACAGCCGTTTCGATCATCTTGAATACCAATATATCCGAAGAAGTCAAACCAGTAGAACCAGTAGAAACAGAAGTGTCAGATCAAGAAGATGGAGTTCTTATACCGGAAGGAGGCGGTGAAGAAGATAATTTTATCTTTCCTGGTGATGAAGAATCTGGAGAAATAGATTATGGAGATATTACAGAAGATAGAGATGATGTATTCTCACCACGACGCAATATGCTTGTATCCGTTCTTAGTGAGATGGATGAGGTTAAAGACACAAAGAAAATTGCTCTCTATATTGAGAGTGCTATCGAAACCGTCAAGACGTATCCTATATCTAAACAGGTTAAGCGAAATCGCATTAACTTTTTCGCTACACAGCGCTAATTTTAATTACCATTCAGTAATTAAAACATTACTTTTTACGTCGTTTGTCAGATCCCTTCTCCTGTGTATTTAGGAGTATGTAGCAGTATTTAGCAGTATGTAGGAGTATGTAGGAGTATTTAGGAGTATTTAGCAGTATTTAGGAGTATGTAGGAGTATGTAGGAGTATGTAGGAGTATGTAGGAGTATTTAGGATAATTCTACCCTACTGATCAATAAGGAGTAAAAAACAAATTGAGATTTAAGAAATAATCGGCTGGGATAAAATCAAAAATGTCATTAAGCGAAACTGTAACTAAGGCCGTGGGTGAAGTTATTCATACTTTTATCCAACAGATTGCAAACAAGTATGATTTAGATTCGAACGAACTTCTTGTTTTATGGGAAGGCGGAGGACTCGAAAAGAAAGTGGATATGAAAACCAGTTCGAAGAAGTCTTCAGTAATGGATATTCCAAATGTTGATAATGATATTGATCCAGATGATCTATTGAAGTACAAGAAGCCCGAACTACAGGCACTTTGTCGTCAGAAGGGTATGAAGTGTACTGGAACTAAGGCACAGCTTGTCGGTTACCTTTTAGGTAAGGAACCAACTTCCGCTACACCGAAAAAAGCCACTCCGGGGCCATCGGCTAATAAAAAGACTTTGTCTAAGAAGACAGCTGACACTCCTGTACTTAAGAAGCTGACCTCCAAGATTCCATCTGTTATTATTCGCCGTAACCAGTTTGGAAACCACGAGCACCCCGAGACTAGCTTGGTATTTGACAAGAATGCTAAGAAAGTAATCGGTAAGCAGAATGACGACGGATCAGTTGAAGATTTGATTTCTGAGGACATTGATATTTGTAACCAATACAAGTTTGAATATATTCTTCCAGATAACTTGGACAAGAAGACCAAGCTAGACGACGTGCCGGTTGATGAACTTGACGAAGATCTGGACGAAGATCTGGACGAAGAGCTGAAGGATGAGGAGGAGTTCCTTGCTTCAGAGGAGGAAGATGTATCAGAAGAAGAGATACTCTTGGACGAGGAAGAGCTTATAGAGGACGATGACTTTGAAGACGATGAACAATTCGAGGAGGAGATCGATGAAGATGAATAAATAGTTGTAATTCTAAATAAGAATAAAAATTAAAATATTTAAACACCGTTTGTGTTTAAATAAATTGTGCAATAAAATTAGTTGGATTACGGCTTAATCCAATCATCCATTTTATAATCGTCTTCTAACTTGCTTAAATATGTTTTTAATTTTATTCTGTAAAAACATATTTTAAAAAACTGTATACGACCACGCGTGGTCGCGGTGGATGTCAGAAATAATTTCTGACATCCTTTTATATTTTTGTTTGGATGGAGATCAACTATTTCTTAGACAAAGTGATTACCTATTTCTTAGACAAAGTGATTACCTATTTCTTAGACAAAGTGATTACCTATTTCTTAGACAAAGTGATTACCTATTTCTTAGACAAAGTGATTACCTATTTCTTAGACAAAGTGATCACCTATTTCTTAGACAAAGTCATATATTCTGGTGAATACACGACTTGATTAATCCGCTAAAATATTCTTTTTGTAGATTTAGATTCTACCCAGAGAACTCCCATTGCATCTCACTGTATAACTGTTGTAGCTTTGCGTACCGACTTCTTACCAGAACTCTTTTTCTTCTCACTCTTCACTTCTAACTCGTGCTTCATATTCAACTTGGCCACTATCCGTGAGATGTCGCACATCTCCTGTTCACCCTTGACCTTCACAGTGCAAGTAGGATCGATACCGTTCTGTCCATAAGACATCTGATAGATCTTACCGGGAATGTCCCGAACAGTACCGTCGTTCTGCACCTTCATGTCTTCTGTCAGCTTGATGATTCTACGCTGCATGTAACCGGAAGTCGCTGTACCCATAGCGGTATCACAGATACCTTCACGTCCGGACATTGCGTGGAAATAGAACTGTCTTGGATTCAAACCACGAAGGAAACCACGGTCGATAAAACCACGAGACTCATACTCCATCGCCGGGTCCAGATCCCCGAAGGGGTAGTGTGGAAGAGAACGCTTGCCGTGGTTCAACAACATCGGTACACGAGCACCCCTGAGGTTCTGCTGACCCAGAAGACCGGTAATCTGAGCAATGTTGAAGAAATCACCTTTGGATCCAGAGTAGACTGTCGATAGAAAATTGTTGTCGTCGGACAACGCATCCTTTGCAATACGCAGTCCAATATCCTTGGCCTTGTTCAGCGCCGCATTGACACGAATCTCACAGATTCCGGGGTGCACCGTGCTCTGCTTGATACCCTCCGCCTCAATGTAACACTTCTGTACTACATCTCGAATTTCTTCTTCCTTGGTGATTCCGTGTGAGTTCACCTCTTGTGGAATGAGACAATCACCAAGACCGACTGTAAAGCCGTCTACCAGCAGATAGTTGTTAGTAGAGAACTGAATACAGTCGATAAAGTGCGCCGCTACCACCGCTCCGTACTCCTTGTGCAAAACCTGGTGCAAAGCATTGTGTGACGATCCCAGCACGGACTTATCCAGTGTTCCCTCGTATAGAACTCCTCGCCAGATCTTCACCGTTGGTTCATCCGGGTGCTTCTCGTTGGTCTTCTCATAGATAAAATCATCTGGAAGAAAGAGAGAAACAAGTCCACGTCCGTTGTAACACTGTACCTTCTTACCCTTTTCTTTCAGTACACGACGAATGTGCTGAATGCGTCCCAGAATCTCTTCCGAAGTCATCATACCATCTTTGCTAGTAGATTTATGTTCTGACCACGGTGCCCTAGGTAGCTTCATGGCGATGTCGAAGAACTGACACTTTCTAAGCTTCTTGATACCCTGAGTCATGCGGTACGCTCCCAACAAAGAATCCTGTACAATAGCCATATTCGGCTTGCTGGACTGCGGAGAAATCATATTCCATTGTGCTGCACTGAGCATCTTTAATTCTGTTTGTGCCTCAAGTGATTGGGGCACGTGTACATTCATCTCATCTCCATCGAAATCTGCGTTGAATGGTTTGGTGATAGACAAGTTCATTCGTAGTGTCTTATACGGCTTGATGACCACCCGCATTGCAAGCATAGATGCTTTGTGCAACGTTGGCTGTCGATTCAACAACACATAATCGCCATCTTGTAAAGGACGGTTCACAATCCACCCCAAAGATAGATTGTATGCTCGATTGGCTGGTTTAATCTTCTTCAGAAATTCTCCATTGCGCTCGATCTTGTCACCCTGTAGTACTAGCTCCCGTCCGTCCACACACTGAATCTTCTCTTTGTCACGATGAATAATGTCACCGGTCATCAGGCGTGTACCGCGGCGAAAGCGCTTCAGATCAATTACCGTTTTTTCATCAGGCTTGTGAATCGTGTTGATTTTACCCTTATCGATCATCGCCTGTAACAGAGCGATGTTGAACACCGCTGCTCGGACTGGAACAGTGAGAATGAGAGCCATCTCCTCTGGTACTGCCAATTCTCCCATCTTCAAGGTCGGATCTGGACCAATGACAGTACGACCGGTCTGGTCACAACGTTTACCCATCATGTTGTTACGAATCTGACCCTCCTTACCAGTCAAGCGCTCTTTGATACCCTTGATAGGTCTACCATTGGTAGTGTGCTTGGCCTTACCCTGACCGTTGTTGAACGTGGTCAGAATACGAAAGCGCAAACTGGCACGTGCCTTAGCACGATCCTGTTCAGTCTGATCCCTCTTGCGACGTCCACGATTCTTTTCAGATCCCTGATCTGTCGCCTCTGATAGGTTGTTATTAGCCTTGATGATCTCAATGTACTGAATGGTCAGGTCATCGTCGCAAGTCTTGCCGTCAGCCTTCACGTAAGGACGGTCACAAGGTGGGCAAACTGGTAGAGCGGTGATGATGAAGTTTCTGGGATGGGTTAAATCGGGGTCAAAACCCATCAGTTCCACATCCTCAGCCATAATATTGTCAAAAATCTTCTTGATCTCCTCTGTAGTCAGTACGATACTGGTCTTGTTATTCTTACACTCCTCGTAGATCATTGAGTAGCTGTTATCACTTACTGTGAACTTTATCTTAGGCTGATCCTGACCACAGATCATGGGGTCACCGTCCGCGTTGATCTCACCAGTTGGCTGGCAGCAGATATCTACTTTCTTCAATTTACCCAAAATCTGTCCAAAGCGCCTCTCACCCTTGAAACGATTGAGTCCGGTCAAAAAGATCTGATCCTTAGTGATCAGCAAGCGATAACACTTCTTACAGAAGCAGTTCAGAAAGGACATAACCCTCTTGTAGTACAGTGGGTGTACAACGGGCTCGTTCAACTCAATATGTCCAAAGTGACCCGGGCAGTCGGTGGCATTCTGTTTACAGGTCTCACAATCATGTGTTGAGTCCGTAGTACCCATGCGAGGGTCATATACAGTACCTGGTCCATTCTTCTTGACGCTGTCAATCTTACATACCGACATATTCAGGATCTCGTCCGGTGAATAGATACCAAACTTAATCTCGTCAATTTCGCGAATGTCTTGACTCATATCTTATTAATTTTTGTCTCATTTTACTATTAATTTTCATTTTCAAATTTTCATTCTATTTTTCTTATGAGAAATAGAACTGTTACCAGATTAAATTACATTGGTGGAAGAGCTTTATCATCATTACCGTAGTTGATGAAATCATCCTCTCCCATAACAACAACTTCACCATCATTAATATCGTCCTGTAGAGTACGAATCCTATATCCTTTCCATTTGGAGCCAGTTCCTAGTTCTCCCCACAATTTTTCGAAGTACTCCTTGACTTCGTTCTTGATTGGTAGGGACATGTTGGGCCAACCCTCTTTGAACCATTCCTTGAAGTGAGCGTACATCTCGGTAATAGACAAGATCGAATCGTCCTCGATAATGCACTCCTCGATGAACTGACGATAGATATCGTTCTGGCGACGGTAAGCAGCAGTCGCTTCACGCACCTTCTCTGGTTCCTTACGTACGGAGATCTGCTTACGCCACTCCAACAAATACCAAGCCCAAGCCGAAACCATACCATGAATCTTGTGCTTGAATTCTTTGTCCATGGGAAAGCGTTTTTGTTTCATCTGTTCCTCAAAAGTCTCCGGGCATGGTTGATCAGGTTCTACGAAAGTAGCTTCAAACGGAATCACACGGAAACGATTCCATGTAGCTTTGTCCGAATACTTGAGTTTCGGAAGCTTATTACAGATAAAACTAATCATAAACATCGGAGTAACCTCACGAGTCTTCTTACCCTTTTCGAACAGATCACGAGCCCAGAACTTATCTCCTCCAGACAACTTCTTCAGTTCACCAATATTCAACTGTTCATCAGCATCGGGCTCTTCCATTGTGCCCAAACGAACAGGAGGAGCAGCACGAGCCAACTCAGGATTGGCACTACCGCTGGATACCTTCTTTCCCGTAAAGTACTGAGTATTGAACTTGATAGCCAACTCTCCCAACATCTCGTCAAAGAACATCTGTGTAATGGATTTACCGTTGTCTCCCTCACCTGTCCACAGGTAAACCTTCTTTTGGTTGTTACCACCAACAAAGATATCGGAGTAACAATCCAAAAAGTACTCACGAATCTCAGGATCAGGGAAAACCTTCATCAAAAAGTTAACCACATTCTGTACTGATTCGTCTTCCATCTTGTAGTCCTTCAGATCGATTGGTAGCACCTTACTGATAAAATCTTCTGGACGACCGGGACGGAATTCGTTCAGTTTCAGATCGTACACACCGTTCGTGAAACCAATCACAAAAGGGTTCTGATCCAGCTTTTGCTGAAAACGACGGTCATAAAACACCTCCATCGCTTCCTTCATAATGTTATTCTTGTACGGACTGGACTTCAGATTACCAATGATCTTCTGCACCTGTTTGAGTCTAGCATTATACATCGCTTCCTCTGCCTTGTCTTGTACGCTAGCCAACTTGGTGAAGATTTCCTTACCCACTTCGGAGTATTTCTCCACAATATCGTCTGAAATCCTTTCGCGTAGGAAAATTCCCTCTTCGATTTCTTCCCAACGATGGTCTCGGAACTGAAACCACATTTTGTTCGAAATCGAGGCACAAACGAACTCGTTACCGTACTCAGCGTATAGAACCTTTGCAATATCGTTGTGAGAACCATTCAGAGACTCTTTCACGTAATGCTCGGCTTGCTCTTTCTTGAATGTTTTATACAGATCTGGACTGTCTATACTTGCATAATACCTAAGTGTACCCAGAGTCAGATCTTTCTTAATCATTCTCTCCCATTCATAAATACAATTCGCTTCGTCGTATTTCTCTTCACAGCGCGCGGAGAATTCCATCCATTGCTCCAACGCTTGCGGGCTATTATCTCCTATATTGTACAAAATCCATCCTATGGTCAACCACTCATTGCGCTCCTCTGCTCTCCAGTCTGCCAACATCGGCAGCAATCTCTCAGAAACTCTCAGCGCCTCTTCAACAGAAACCTTAAGTTGTGTTTTCTTCTTTGCTTTCTTTTCTTGTAGCTTCTCCTTCAATGGAGAAACCAAACCATGTCTTACTTCATTGGTAGGTCTTCCGTAAGGTATGATACTTAGAATCCTCGGTAGATATTCTTTCACATTATCACGTACCGAAATAACCTTCTCGCGATTATCGTAGATACGATAATGCTTGAAAGCGTCCTCCAAACTTACTTCGACGCCTTCGGAATTGAACACTTTTGTCACTTTGTACGGATCCATATCCTCGGACTTGCGGCTTCCGTACATCAACCACGGCACCGTACACGATGCCTTATCAATCACACTTCCCGAATTCTCAAATCCAAGATCCGCGAAAATTTGCAGATTCTGTACGGTATCTTGAACTCTTGGAATCAAATGAACCTCCTGATCGACCTTGCTCAGAAACAGATTTGGAAAGTGTAAGTGAAATCCGTTCTTAGCATATGACGTTTCACCGGCACTAATGTAATACATTGGTTTTTCCAACAAAACACAAAGAAGGTGATCATCGGTACACCCTTCTACAATATTTCGTAGAACTGATTGGTACACCTCGATCACCTGAGCGACGTGCTCCTTTGTGTATAAGTGTTTTCCAAACTCAATCTCTCCTATATCTTTTACCTTGAGATCGACATCAGCGAGAACCGGTAAGTAATGTTGTGGTTTCTCAGCCACACCTATAATAGCGTCCTCTTCATCAACAATCTTTTTGCAATATGCACTCCAGAAATCTTCTAGCTTTTGACGGTTAAACTGGAATTTACCTCTGGGTTGTACCATTGAGACGTGCGTGTGGAATACGCCATCGACATGGTGTTCTCGGAGTATTTTTTCGACTGATGGATTCATTTTGTCTTATTATTCCATTACATAAATCTTTTTCATTTTTATATTTCAATTTAAACTGTAAATGACGGTTTTCTCCGTTAATTTCTATTTAAACACATTCTAACTATAAGTAAAGTAAAGCATGTCTGAAAATACACAGAACATAACCGAAGAAAAGGTTAGGGTTGTTGAACCACCAGAAGTAGACGTAATAGAGCAAACAACCAATAATACTACTATTAAGGAGGTTTTAAAGAGTGTAAATGAGAAAAAGGAGGATGAAACTGGAGATTATCAGGGGGACGAAAGAAATTCCGATGACGAAAGAAATTCCGATGACGAAAGAAATTCCGATGACGAAAGAAATTCCGATGACGAAAGAAATTCCGATGACGAAAGAAATTCCGATGACGAAAGAAATTCCGATGACGAATTGAATGTTAAATTTCCCAATCTTATGTTTAAGGAAGGAACCGAACGTTACGTAGTAACAGCTGATGGAGTGCCTCAATTCTATACTCAAACTATAGAGGAAGCACGAAATAGAATGTGGGATATTGCTAGAATTAGCAAGTTCAACGAGAGTGACTACAATAGCTACATTCGTGAATTCAATGATGAGAATCACATTCAGGTAGTTGGTTTCTATAAATTCATTGTTATCTCCTATGAACGAGTTTTGTGCTATTTGAACGTGCAACGTGTACAGGAGATTCAGAAAGTACCTGAAGTGGATAGCAAAGAAACCGAGAAAAAATCTACATGTATTTTCGATTGGCTAGGTGGTCCATTAGCACATAGATAACATCAGTGGGTTAAAAAATTTGGCGCTGTGATATCGTCTCATCCCATAATTTTTGTATCTTTTGAAAAAGATACAAAAAAATGTACTTGGTTTTTTATATACCGATGATTCTACGTGCATCTCAGGCCTTTGTGACTCTCAATTCGTGACTGACATGTGCCCCGGTGACATGGTTACGGTCACATAGAAATGCTCGTGGTGTGGCAACAGCTGGATTGCAAGCGATCTTGAATGAATCACCAGCCCTCAAGTACTGAGCACTAGTTGCCCCAAATAAAGACAATCCAGCTGACCCGGCAGGTGCACCATAGCCGATCTGATCTGGAACTATCATCTGTGGCAAAAGAAGAGGGTTGGTGTTGTGGTAAACGTTTACACGAACATAATCTAGTTCAAAGTCTGGATCCCCAGAGGCTCTGCCATAACTTGTCGAGTACCTGATCAAATACAACCCGTCCACGTCAGCTACGAATTCTTTGTTTACGTTGTCCCATCTTTCCTTTGGGTCGACTACGATTTTGTCTAAATAGTCCGAGAGGTTCAATTGAGAGGTGGTTGCATTAATGTTGGGAGAGACAGTGCCCGACATTGAGATAAGCGTGACATTATCGTCATAGGATCCAGAGGGTCCTGTAGCACCAGTTTCTCCTGTGTCTCCTTTGGGCCCTGTAGCACCAGTTTCTCCTGTGTCTCCTTTGGGCCCTGTAGCACCAGTTTCTCCTGTGTCTCCTTTGGGCCCTGTAGCACCAGTTTCTC